GGATGTTACTCTAACGACACCGATTTGTCAAGCACACAGAGGCACACAGAGGGATCTCAGAGGGTATTGACAAAGGGGATCGAATCTTCTAAGATACATAAGTTGTTTGCAGTTCAATTTCACTAATTCAATGGGGCGCACTTACAAACGTAACGATTATTATTCAGCTCAACGGCCGAAGTCAATCAGGGAGAAGCGTAGGGCAGGCAAAGCATATCGAAACACATTCGAGGGCAATGCTGATAACTACGATGTTGACCTGAAAGATAAGACATCAAACCGCACTAAAAACTTCACTTATGACATTGACCAGGAGTTCTAAAATGCCCGAGATTTACGATCAATTCGATACAGACTGGGTGGATGAGTTTCTATCTGAAGCCGACGAGAATGACGCGCTTGAATTTGATGATTTAGCTGCAGGCGAATTTGATTCAACTGATCGTGGTGACTGGAGCTAACGAATGAAACGCACACTAACTGACAAGAACTCTCCTGCAGTAGATGTCAAGATCTGGGAGAAGAATGGTAAGTTTTATTGGGCATACGATTATGATGGTTGCCCTAAGAACGGACCGTTCAAGAGTATACACGACGCCGAGCGTGATGCTATAGCTTACTCCTATGCAATTGTCTGATGATGCCTAACAAATACAAGGTGCTGCTTGATATCTATGAAGAGGGGCAATTGCCACCTGATGAACAGATCGAGCTTGCACAGTTCCTGATTGATACAGGCATATCTGATCAACTGCATGGAACACAAATTCAAAAGCTTTGTGATTACTTTATCTGGGAGGGTTGCTGTTATGATGTGGGAGTAGTAGACTAACACTAACTCAGAGAGGGCTCAGAGAGTCATCTAGTGCCCTCTCAGTTAGTATCAAGAATGACAGTGTATTTGTGGTGTTTGTCTTAGCCCTTGGGGCGGGTATATAAAAAAGCCTAACTACCCTAAGCTATAAAGTATTGCTCTCGCTAGCTAGATATCGAAGGATTATAGATGACGTATATAGAAAGGGCTACCTCCCCTCAAAGGATATACAAAAAAATTCCCCAGGAAAAAAATGGGCTGTATAGGTTTTTCAGAGAGGAAGTGTGGTATATTCTACTATGCCTTGGAGAAACATTTAAAATCATTGGAGTGAACACATGGAAGCAAGTATACAAATGGATGGAATTATCTCAGAACGAGACGAGGAGAGGATCCTAGAGAATGCCGCCCGCAAAGCATGTGAGGAATTGGAGTTGGATTATGACACCGAAGTATCAGATAATTTGGCAGTCATTGTCTTGTATACCAAATTATCTGCATGTTTCGGAATAGCAGAAGATGCCTCACAATTAATGAGACATTGGCTACACACCTATAACAAACATTTCAGTGCAATTCCGAGTGAACTTGTAAAAGATAGATGTGAAGAAATTAACAATTACTTAACCTGGATGACAGAGTGATGATTCATATCATTCATATCGTCAGAACAATCCTAGAATCGCAGTGGGGGGTGGCTATCCTCTCCTTACTGCTTATTTTGGTGCCTATGGTGGGCATACAAATTATACATCATCAGAAAGATTAAGCTTAGATTATATCGACTATATACCCTCAGAACCTATTGTATAGTATATGTCAAAAAGATACACCCTCACAGTTGAACTTGATTCCTCAGGTGAATATTATATCACACTCCCTGACAGTGTAGTAGATGAAATGGGATTAACTGAAGAAAGTAGACTTCAGTATGATTTGGATGGTGAGACAATCATTCTTTCACTGGTTACAGAAGATCTCTGATTATTAGTGAAGCTTTTGAGAACCCTCTGAAAAACCCTTTCAAAAAACCGTAAAAAATCCGCGTAAAAACCCGTTCGAAAACCGTTTGAACCATACCATGAAAGAAATACCGAAGTTTAAAGATAAATGGGAAGAAAATGAATTTGCTTTAACTGTTATAGCAGAGACATTAACTAATCTAAGTAATCGTATTGCTGCTATTGAGAGTCATCTTAAATTGATTCCTAAGTTTGATGTGAATATGATTCAATACAAGCCTGACGGTCAAGATGAACATTTGAATATCAAGCAATTGTTTGATGATCTGTATGGCAGGCTAAATAAGATCGAAGAAAAGAATATCATTGAGTAATGCCTGCTTTTATTGAAGCAACTGGTCGATCATATCCAAATCCTATTGATGGCACGATATATGAATCATTAGGAATTGAATTTTATGGCGAAGGTCCTGGATCTCTTCCTTTAGGTAAGGATGAGGTCTTTTATATTGGATCTCAAGAATCTGTTTGTGTTGCTGGGTGTAATGGATCCAGGCAACCAATTTATCGTTGGTATAATGGTAATCTGGCTGATCAAGATCATAAGTATTCACTAGATCAGGAATTAGATATTGGAGATCTTCCTGGTGAAACTGATGATTTAAAAAATAAACTGCGTGGTTATAATAAAGAGCCCCATAGTGGTAGACCTATTTTCTATTTCATAACTAAGCCAGGTACAGGGTTGATCCCAATCTATATTCATTACAGTGACTCTGCTAATAATACAAGATTCACAACCAGTATCACTCCAGACTCTGGTTATAGTCTTGTAATTTTTGCTGGTTATATTGCATCTTCTGCTGGAGATGCTGCACCGTATCTAAAGCCAGGTGAAGCTGCTAGACCATTATATCATTATATTTCTAATAAGAATGGAAAGATTGACGACTTCTATACAACCAATGCGCAACAGGAAGTTAATCTCCAGCCACATCCTGTTCCAGGATCTCCTAGTCAACTGTTTGGTGAAGATTATGTATATCAAGGAACACTGGGTTATGTGTTCATGGATCCTTATGGATCTGGAGATAGAAGAACAATTGTTGATATTGGTCAATTAGGTCCGACTGGTCAATGTGTTGATAAGTCTGGTTGGTATCAATATGCAGGAAATGATGATAGCCCATATAGCTATTTTAGATATAGAAGATTGCAGCAAATACCAAACCAATTAAATTGGGGAGAAGCTAATGTTGCCATTACAAGCGAAGAAGCAAACTTTGAATGGTCTTATGGATTGAATGGAGCAGTTAAAGGTGCTGTTCCTAGATTCCTAGGATTTGAGACTGCATATGAATCTCAGTTTGTTTATTATGTGTATGATACCACATATCCATGGAATGGTCCTATATTCGGAATTAACTATTCTTTAAACGACGTTCCATGTGCTCCTATAGATGGAGATGGATTTGTTGATGTTGATTATGTTTATAAAAGTCATTTCTATCAAGTTAGATCAGACTCTTGGCAAACAACAAAATCTAAAATCACATTAACTGATAACAAGTCTAGAAGAGTAAATGAATCTTTCTGGACAGCAGACACAGAAACCAAAAGAATATTCTTCAGGTATACATCTTCGACTGGTGCGTTTAGAAGAGGAGATTTTCTTAATGGTTGGTTAATATCTGAGATACGTTACTTTGGTGATGAGTTGAAGTGTGGTTATATCTCATTAACTGAAGTTGATCCTGCTGCAGGAAATGGTCAAGTATTTTCTGCGAACCAAACAATAACAAGTGCTGATGGTGCGACTGCTATTGTTATGGCTGGATATGGAATTAAAAATAAAGCAGCGTTTTTTGGAGTTTATGAATTCCCCAAAAAGCTTTCATACTATAAAATTTTCTTAGATGAAAAGGCACTAATACCTCATAGGAATTTAGATGAAGCCGCGGCCGAAGCAATCATCGAAAATGGAAAGGTAGTTGGTATTAATATGATCAATGCAGGCACAGGATATAAAAGCCCTAAGATTACCATATCCACACCAGAAGGATTAGAGCCTTATAGCCCACAGGATGCAGCAAATCAAGTTGCTAGGTCAATTACTAATGATGGTGATTTTATTTCTAAAAAGGAATCCGATAACTTATCAGATTTAGGATTACAAAGCATACAAATAGCAGCATATAGCTATGGTAATCAAGGGGCTCAAGATACTGCTTCTGATGGAAATAGAATAATGCAAACTGCAACTGCTGAAGTTGCCAATTTAAGCCCAGAGGGTAGAATATTATCAATTAACGTTACGAATCCTGGTTCTGGATATAGAGCAGATAATCCACCAAAAGTTTTCATTGTTGATCCTGAGTATGATACCAGGAAAGATAATTATCAAGGAACAGATCTTGATAAGCTATCTGGTCAATTTGATGATTTTATGGGCGGCATGGATAAGTTTAAAAACTTATATGTTGCTAGCCCACAAGAAGCAGTTACTAATGCAATCAATACGATGTTTGAAGGAACTTCTCTAGATTATCCAACATCATATATTAAAGTAGCAGAAGTTGATCCAGATAGCAAAACTAGAATTTGTCAAACTATCAATAGCTCTTGCGCCAGTATAGAGTTTCCAGGAATTGCAAATTTAGATAATTATCTAGATGAAGAGTTTATGCAAAGATTCACTTCAGCATCAAAAGAAACTTCCGATATGGTTTCTCAAAGATTCCCAAGTATATTTGAAGCTAGTGCAAATGCAGATATTATTGGATCGCGTTTTAATGGTGTTTATGGATTCCAAGGTGGTCAAAGGTGTGCAGATATTGATCAACCAAAATTATACAATGCAACTAGATTTGTTGATCTTCCTTGCCCAACTAGAGAATTAGATCCAGAAACAAATAAATTTACGGCTGTAGGATGGATGGTTCATAAGTATTGTGCATCTCAAGCATCTGAGGCATCATTTAAAGTGTCTCTTCATATAGAGGGTCATACTATTGGTCCTCAGGGTCAAAACTTTATGTCATTTCTCAAAAATCTACCAGCAGCTAAATTAACTCCAAAGAGGTCTGCAGGAGGATATAGAACTTGGCACTGCACTAGAAACGGAGTTAATGGGAGGTGTTATAGAAATCCTGTAAATCAAGATGATATCATCTTTATTCCAATTGGATTGGATGAAAATACTTTCGATTATGACCAAGATAATTATTCTGAATACCAACAGTTTCAAATGTGGCTGAGAGGTAACTTAAGTGAATTTGAATATGGAACGAGAGTTACAAATTCAACTGAGCTTGATCCAGATACTGGAGAGCCTTTGCCAGGTCAGACATACAATGTAACTCAAATTCAAGTTGAACAATGTAATGGAAGTGGTATACCACCCAATGAATGTTGGGATAGCTATGTTAGATCAGCAAGTAATCCTAATGGTGTATTAGATGTTTATTGTGGTTGGGATGCTAATGGGGATCCAATAGAAGGAGAAACGTATTGTCAGGTGCCAGAACTGATTGGTGGATATGGATATTTTGGATTTAGTTGTTGGGCATTAGATACAGTCAATTCTGTAGCTATAGCTGTTCAACCAAAACGAATAACAGATGAGCTAATTATGCCTTTAGGGTCTTATGATGGCGATTTTATTGTTAAAAATTGGGCATCGGGAGCAACTTATGCTTTTGCTCGATCGATAAATAACTTTGGCAATCCATACTTTGATGAGTGTGAATAATGGCATACGGGTTTAAAAAACCAGTAGCATCTTTAAATGGTCTTCCATGCAGTGGTCATGGTCTATGTCTACCTCCTGTTCAGCATAGCGTTCAGGCATGTAAAACTCCACCTATACCAAAATCTATAAGAATAAAGAATTTTAGCTGCTACTGGCCTCCATTTCCATTAATTCCTCAAGCTGCTGTAGATGTTAGACGCGCTACAGTATTAGTTAATGGTATTCCAATTATGTTGCATGGGGATAAATTTACACCCCATATTTCACCATGCACAAATATTATTGTTTATATGTGCCCATGTGGTACATCGATTTGCCCAGTTCCAACTCCTGTCAATTGTAGTTTACTCACAACAGAAGATGGAATGGGGAAAGGTCACCCTAGAATAGTTCAAGCTACTACAGCTAAAGTATTTGCATTAAAGAGACCTGTAGCTAGGGCACTAGATCCTCTTGGAGCAGGTTCGCCAGGAAAATCGTATCCATGCTCTTCAGTGGTTGCATATGGGTCACCAAATGTGCTATCATCATAGGGTCTCTTGGAGGTATTATGTCAATTAAAAACGCATCCTTTGTTCCTAGCAAGCCCAAAAAGTCTCGTCAAGGAACTGGTAAAAATACAAAGTATGCTGCAACTTCTCGCAATAACGCAAAAAAAAGCTATAGGGGGCAAGGATGAACGATAGAGATGATCTAGCTTGGCTAGATTGTCGTAATGAAGACCTTTGGATTTTCGATAAACTGATTTTAAGTCGGGAATTGGGTTACACTTGTGGTCCTGCGGGAGCACTTGTGCCCAAGCCCGACTTTTATATTGTCAGACCAATAACAAATGTTCTCGGAATGGGAAGAAATGCCCAAATTATTTGGATCGAAAGTGAGACTTCAGACCTACATCCTGGAGAATTTTGGTGTCAAGTCTTTGAGGGGGAGCATATTAGTGTCGATTATTTGAATAAAGAGCAAATTCTTACAGTTAAGGGATATAGAAGTCAAAACAAATACCTCTACCTGTGGGAAAAATGGGAAAAAGTAGAAAAAAATATTGATTTTCCAAAAATTTTGCAAAAATTGGTTGGCAATTACCCAAAAATAAACTGCGAATTTATTGGAGAGCACCTAATAGAAGTGCATTTGAGGCATAATCCTGATTTTGAACATGGCAATAGTGTCGCTTTGCCTGTTTGGGATGAAAATATAACCCCACCGTCCGATGAGTATCGTTATATCGCTAGTGAAGACTTTAAAAGGAGAGGATTTTTCATTAAATAGACGTATAAATATTTTTAAAGTGATAGCAACCACTATAAAAGTTCCATTTTTTACCTTTATATAGAAAAAAATGGCAATAAATCCAAACCCTGAAACGGTTCCTTCGTTAATGGAAAGAGATTTTGGAACATGTGTTTTAATTACAAATCCAAAATCAGATATTTTCCTCAAAAAACCTCAAATTGCACCAAATTTACCTCCAAATAATCGATATTCTAGACCTTGTGGAGGAAAAGGTGGATTTGATGACTACGCAGAGTGGCTAACCGAATAAATGGCATCATATAGATTCCGATCAGAAAAATTTACAAGTAGGGGATTTCGAGATCTATCGATATCATTTTCACCAAATCCAGCTACTAATGATTTTGGCACGGTTAAAAATGAAAATTCAATAAAGCAATCTATTAGAAATTTGCTATTGACTAGTTTAGGGGAAAGACCATTTCAACCAGAAATTGGATCTAAACTAGCTGGTCTTTTATTTGAGCCATATGATGCATTTTTAGAAGAAGATATTAAAGAGGAAATATATAATACAGTTCAAAGATTAGAACCTAGAGTTCAATTACAAGATGTTAGGATCTATTCTACTGAAGATAATAATGAGTTAAATGTTGAAATTGATTACATTATTGTCGGTCAATCAATTATCCAAACTGTAGAATTCCTACTAGAAAGAACATAAAATGGCACAAGTCTCGGTTCCATCAAATTTAACTGCAATTGATTTCTTTGAAATCAAGGAATCGATTCGTTCTTATCTCCGAACTAGGGAAGAATTCACAGATTATGATTTTGACGGTTCAGCAGCATCATATTTACTTGATATTCTATCCTATAATACATATTATCTTGCATTTAATGCGAATATGGCATTAAATGAAGCATTTCTAGAAACCGCTTCAGTTAGAGATAATATTATAAAAATTGCTAAGCAATTAAACTATACACCAAAATCAATTAAAGCACCAAAAGCATGTGTGCGCTTTGATGTTCAAACTTCGTTAGATGGTGATAGATATCCAACTTTTGTTACTATAAAGCAGGGAGATGTTTTTATAAGTTCTAACAATTTTGGAACATATACCTTTGCTTTATTGGATGATGTTGTTGCAACTGTTGATCAACAAACTGGTATAGCATCATTTGAAAAAGTTGTAATTTATCAAGGCAATTTATTGGAGTATAGTTATGTTGTAACTGATCCAAATAGATTCTTATATCTAATTCCATCTGAAAATGTTGATACTGAGTTATTAAAAGTAATTATCAGCCCAAACGTTCAATCAACACAGTCTGACCAATATTCACTCGCAAGCAATATTACTACACTAGATGGAACATCCAGAATTTATTTCCTAGAGGAAACTGACGATCTTAGATATAATGTAGTTTTTGGTGATGGTATTATTGGAAGAAAATTGATCAGCGGCGAATTAATCCAATTAAAATATGTTAGAACTGAAGGATCTAGCGCAAATGGATGCGTAAAGTTTAATTATATTGGTGTAATTACTGATAATTTAGGAAGAGCTATAGCACCAAATTCCGTGTCTATGGCAACTATTGATGCATCCCAGGATGGTGAAGAAAGGGAAAGTATAGAATCTATAAAATATAGGGCACCACGAGCATTTACTACTCAAAATAGAGCAGTTACCGAAGCAGACTATGAATATATTGTATCTCAAATATATCCTCAGTCTGTTTCTGTGAGGGCTTTTGGTGGAGAAAAATTAAGCCCTCCAGTGTATGGAAAGGTTTTCATTTCGATTAGAAATAAAGGCGGAACTAAGTTAAATGAAACATCTAAAAAGAGAATTAAGAATTCTCTAGAAAAATATGCAATTGCATCCATCCAAACAGAAATTATAGATCCAAGATCTTTCTTTATTCTACCTAATGTATATCCATTCTTTGATAGTAATAAAACAACGCTAGACAACTCTGGATTGAGAACTAAAGCTTTGGATACATTAAACACATTTAATGAAAATGAATCTACTAATAGATTTGGTGGAAGATTAGATTCATCTACTTTAAGTGGTATTGTCAGTAATGTCGATTCTTCTATTAATGGAACTACCGTTCAGATTAGGCTCGGTCAAAATCTAGATCAATTTGATTTTAATACTACATTCTCACAATGTATTAACTTCAATAATCCTATTGTCAATGCTGGAGATTTCTCTGGTTCTAATTCTGGAGGTAGCTGTTCTCCTAAGTTCTCCACAGTAAAAAGTGGAATATTTTATTCTGAAGATTATACATCTGCAGCTTTTGATAATTTAGTAAATCTATCTGCTTCTGATGTAACTCAAGAATTTGTTGTAGCTAACTCTCAATTTCAATTGCCAGTGTATGTCAGAGATGATGGTAGAGGAAATTTAGTTCTAGCTACAATATCAGATGAAAATGAAATTATTTTAAATTCAAATGTAGGTTCTGTTAATTATTCTACAGGTGAAGTGTGTGTGGGTCCAATTAAAGTAACCAGCACTCCTGATGGCACTCCAAGGCTACCTGTAGTTGTGTTACCAAGTGGGGGAGGAATTGATATTCCTAGAGATGTCGATCCAACATTATTCAATCCAAATATAACTCCAGTAGACTATACGTTAACCGATTTCAAGGTTCCAGTGTTCGATCCAAATAATTTTGACGCATTTAACTATCAGCCTGGGGGTATAAATATCATTGATATTCCAACTACCACATTTGAGTATCCAGAAATTGATACTTGTTTCTAGTAAGTAGATAAGATGCTAACAAATAGTGTTAAGATTTCCGATAGAGTTGAGTCTCAAATTCCTCAGTTTATTAGAGAGGAAGATAGACAGTTTGTAGAACTATTAAAAAATTACTACAAATCTCAAGAAAAAGTAGGTAAGCCCGTTTATATACTCAATAATTTATTGAGCCTACTTGATGTCCAAAATTATGACTTTAAAACACTAAATGCAACAACAACAACTTTAAATGATGTTGGTGTTTATGATGATTCCATTCAAGTAGAAAATGTTAGTGGATTTTTAGAATTTGATGGAACTGTTATTATTGATGATGAAGTCATCTATTACGATAGAATTTCAAAAGGTCCTGAAGTTGTAATTACACCAGGAATTAGTTCGGCTGAATATTTAAAAAGACAGCAAGAACTAGAAAATATTTTTCTTCAGTTAAATGGAACAAAGACTGTATTCGATCTAAGATTATTAGGTAATCCAGTAACCCCAGTAAGTGAGGATCACTTAATTGTTACCATTTATGGTGAAACCTTAATTCCTAATGTTGATTATTTCCTTGAGGGAGATAAAATTAGGTTTGCTGTAGCTCCTAGGCAAAGAGTAGGAACAGATTCTGAAGGTTCTACGAAAATTATATACTTAATTGGTTTTTCTGATTCTACTATTAGAACTTTAGATGATAATACACAAAATAATACTAAATTTTATCCAACAAAATTAAATTCACAATCATATAGTATAATTTCAGAAATTTCTGCTATTGTTATAAGAAATGGCATATTACAAAAGCCATATATTGATTTTAGTATTTTTGATAATCAGATTATCTTTAAAAATAATATCTATGCTGCAGAAGCAGTTCATATTAGAACTATTGAATTTGCGACTCCGATAGTTGGGTCTGGAGCTGAAGCAATTGCTGAAATTACATCGGATCACAAATTAGGTAGACTAATAGTAAAAAATGGTGGGTCTGGATATGACCTAAATTTCACTCCTAAAGTAACTATTTCTAGAACAAATAATGGTGGTTTTGGTGCAACTGCAACTTCCTTAGTTTCTGGAGTAAAATCAGTAGCACTTATTGATGGTGGATTTGGGTATAACTCATATAATCCACCATATGTTGTTGTTGAACCACCAACAAATCCTAATGGAACTGCAGCTAAAATTTCATTAGAAGTTAATAACACTACTGGAAAAATTTCATCTCTAAATGTAGAAGATAGTGGTAGTGGATATGATTTTATTCCTGCTATAACTTTTAGAAATCCTGGTGGAGCTAAAATAACAAAGCCAACCATTGATTCTTTAGGTAGAGTTAATATCGGATCAATTCAGGTAATTTCTGGTGGATCTGGATATAAAAACCCTCCAGTAGTTTATATAGATCCTGCTCCAGAAGGTGGAATAAGAGCTTTAGCTGAGGCTGTAGTTAGCCCAGATGGAACTGTAGTTTCGGTCAATATAATTAATCGTGGAAGAGGTTATACCTCTATTCCTAGAGTGGCAATTGTTGATCCTGTTGGGGCTCAAGTCTTAGATGTAAGAGTCGTTGATGGTAACGTTACTGATATTGAATTGTTAACTGGTGGAGAAGGATATGAAGACGTTCCATCAATTTACATTGTAGATAATAGAAAAGATACTAATGGCAACCCTATTGGTGGAACTGGAGCTAAAGCTGCAGCTACTATTTTTAATGGTCGTATTACTGATATTAATGTATTAGATTTTGGTAGTGGATATAGCGAAACTGAGCCACCTTTTATTTTTATTGCATCACCATCAGCAGCAAAAGCATCGTGTGAAGTTGGCTTTAATGAAGTTACTGGCTTCACGATTATTGAAAGTGGTCAAAATTATGAACCCTCAGCTTTAGTTGGTTGTAAGAGGGGAGTAAGTGGCGTAACAAGCTTTGACCTAAATGGGCATCAAGTATTCAAAAAAGAATCTGAATTAACACAAAGTTCACATCCTCAAGGATCAACAGTAACTAATTTAGACTCATTATTCGTAAAGCACCTTTTAAAGAAATTCTTAAATCAATATATTCCAAATTCAAATATTGATATTAGTTCTATTAATCCTGCAGAGATTATTAAGAATATAAGACAATACTATTCTTCAAAGGGAACTAAACTTTCAACGCAATTCATATTTAAGATTCTATTTGGTGAAAATGCTGATGTTGCATATCCCAGAGATGAAATCATCTCTCCATCTGCAGCTACTTGGTCTATTGATACAATCATTCGTGTTGAGGTAATTTCTGGCGATCCAGTAAATATTAAAGAAACTCAATTAATTCAATATGATAGTGAAGTAGATCAAAATGTAAAGGATGCTTCAGCACTAGTAGAAAACGTAATTGCAATCAATCAAGAAAAATCTACAATTTATGAATTAGCAATCTCAGAAGAGACACTAGTTGGAAATTTTGTTATTCCATACAAAACTACACTAGTTGAGCCTTTAAGTGTAGACGATCAGATCATTACAGTCGATTCTACTATTGGCTGGCCAGCTAGAAATGGAACTATCTTAATTAATAATGAAGAAGAAGTTCAATATAAAGAAAAAACATTAAACCAATTTATCGAATGCACTAGATCCGAAAATGGATTAGTTGAAGATTGGGATCCAGGCACTCCCATCTACTCTGATATTTTTGTTTATGTTAATAGAGGAACTTCATTAGAAGTTAAAATGCGTATTTTGGGTATTGCTGAAGCAAATACCACAGTTTTGGATGATACTGGTTCATATTATCTTCCTGGTGATAAACTAACGGTATCGAAATTAGGATCTTCTGCAACTGATGAAAGATTACAAACATGGTTGTATAATGTTAAGAAATTAGTTAGAGTAGTAAGCATTTCTCCTGGTAGTATTGATGTTGGAACAAATCAACAAACTGCCACCGTTGTATGTTCAAATGCTCATGGTCTATTAGTTGGCGATAGTGTAACAATATATGGTGCAAATCCTGTAATTTACAACGGAACGTTCTTTGTTACTTCAAGACTTGATGAGTTTACTTTTAGCTATCAAATTCCTCAACCATCTATTATTGCTCCTCAGGGTAATATCTTAGTTTCCGTTGACTTAAATCGTGGTAAGTCAGATGTTTTATCGATAAACAATACTATATCAGATTATACAACAAATATACAAAATGCATTTTTCAATGCACAATATGTTTATATTGCTGCTTCTGGATTACCAAACTACAAAGTTGGACCTTTTGTTGGATCGGCATTAATTCCTGGCAACCAAAGAAAATTATATAGATTTCCAAGAAAACCTCTTACTGTATCAAATAGAAGAGAGATATCACCAGGACCAATTGCATCATTAATTAATGGTGTTTCAGTTTGGTCGTATAAAGCAAACGAAAAGGTTTTATTTGGTGGTATTACTTCAGTTTCTATTGTAAACCCAGGTCAAGGATATGATGCAGGAACTGTTCCAAATCTAAGCATTGTAGGTGGCGGTGGAACTGGAGCTGCAGCTAGTGTTACTATTAATGGCAGTCTGTATAGCTTTGATGTTGTTAATGGTGGTTCTGGCTATACATCATCTCCTCTTATTTCAATTGTTGGTGGTGGAGGTGCTGGAGCTACTGCCACTGCAGTAATTACTAATGGTAGAGTTAGCAGAGTATTAGTAGAAAATCCTGGTTCTGGATATACTTCACAGCCTACAGTTTCAATCACTGGTGGAGGTGGAAGTAGTGCAGAAGTTACTGCTCAAGTAAGAGGACCTGTTCAGTCGATTGAAGTTTTAAGTGAGGGTCAAGGATATACTTCTCCTCCATCTATTATTCTTTCTTCTGGTGAAGATGCTCTAGCTCAACCTGTAATCATTAATGGTAGAATTGTATCAATTGCTATCATTAATTCTGGTCAGGGTTACACTAGCCCACCAAATATTATTATTAATGGCGACGGATTTGGTGCTCAGGCTAAAGCTATTATTGGCACAATAGGTGAAGATAAAGGAAAAGTTATTAGTGTTCAAATTACTAATAAGGGTATTGGTTACACTCAGGGCAATACTACTATTAGACTAGAAGCAGTTGGTCAGTCTGCAACTTTTGAAGCTGCAATTTTCAGTTGGATTAAAAACCAAGAATACTTATTAAGTGGCAAGTATGATAAGGCAAGGGGATATGTATTCTCTGGTTATAATAATCAATATGGTGGAGAATATGCACATGTTTCTGATCCTAAAGAATTAAGATATGTTGTTGGTGATAATGTATTCTTAGATCAACAAACCAATAGATTTAAAGAAGTATCCAGTAATTATAAGCATTCACCAATTATTGGATGGGCGTTTGATGGAAATCCAATATATGGTCCTTATGGATATTTAAATCCTACTGAACCAACTCAAGGCATAAAGAGGATGAATTCTTCTTATGCCATAAAAGAGAACTTAATATACGATCCAGATACCAATCCACAGCCAACTAGAATTGATGGCCCTTCACTAAGTGAGTATCCAGCTGGAACGTTTATCAATGATTATGAGTTTAGATTTCAATATGGAGATTTGGATCCATATAATGGAAGATTCTGCAAAACTCCAGAATACCCAGAAGGAACATATGCATACTTTATTACTATTGATGCTTCTGAAGCAGGTCTACCAGTATTCCCATACATTTTAGGTCCTAACTATAATTCACTACCAGATGAGTGGAATTTCAACCAAAGTGCAATTCAGGAAAATATCCCAACTGGTGTTGTTAGATATAGAGACCCATATGAGAATGTTGATATTGACATTGAAAGGCAGCCAAATAGAGCCCAAGATGGCATAACCCTAGAAACTGGGGAGGCTATAATTTTAGAATTAGAAGATTTGAATAGAGATGGTGTAATTTCTCCTCTAGAGGAAGATGACATTGTAGTATTAATTGAAGAGCAAACTTTACAAATTTTTGATTATTTCCCAGCAGTTAGCTTAGCATCTCAAGTTGATATTGAAGTAGAAACTACAACTAAATTTGAAGACGCAAAAATTGATGGTTTTGTTATTGAAAATCCAGGAATATCATATCAAGTTGGTGATATTTTATTCTTTGACAATACAGATACTCAAGGTTTCGGCGCCTCTGCAGAAATTGCGTCTATTGTTGGAAATAAAGTAGTTTCATATAACAAATCTTTAGTAAATGATCAACCATACGGAACGATCACAACTGAAGGTGAGCATGAACTCAGAGTTGGTGATGAAGTTATTGTTGATACTTATCCTTTGCTTGATGCAACAGATAAGAGATTTAAAGTTAAAGTTGTCAGTGGTGTTGAAGCAATTGAAGTAACTCAAGAAGGAGTTGGATATATTGATGACATTCCACCAGTATATGAATTAATAACAACTCAAGGTCAAGATGCAGATTTTAAAATTAATCTAGAATCTACTGGTAATATCAGAACTGTTGATATTATCAATTCTGGTAATAATTATAGCACTACAAATCCACCACAAATACGAGTTACACATCCACAAGTATATAAGAAAGCCCGCCATTTCTTCTCAGATTTGAAAGAAAGTAATGGAGGTAAATTTGAAATTGCAGATTCTACAGTAACTTTAAATCGTGAATTATATGTTTGTGGAAATATTAACGAGTCTAATGGTAATGTTGTTAGCTATTTGGCAAAATATGATGATCAAGGAAAATTAATTTGGTGGAGAACATTAATACCTGCTGTTCCAGAATCTGGTAGCAAGAGATGCATCTTTAAAAAATTATATGTAGATACTAATTCGGGAGAAAATGATACAATTTATGTTGTTGGTGAAACTTATCCAAATGTAACTAACTTAAACTACAATCCTGATGTATTTGTAGCGAAATATGTATCTACTGTAGATTTTGCTAACAATCCAATTGGATCTATAGTTTGGAAAAAAGAAATTGCAGGTATTTCTGGTTTAACTAGAAGAGATTATGTAACTAGTGTTGTTCTAGATCAGGATAAAAATGTATACATCGGGGGATATACTGACACCAATTCATTAAATCCCGATGATATGTGGATTATTCAAATGAATAATGATGGTGATGTTAAAGAAAAGAGAAAAATAGCTTCAGCTTCTGGATCCGAACGCTTAAATGATATTATTTGGTTAAATGATAATGAATTGCTATTTGTTGGAACTTCAGCTACTCTTGGAACTTTATTGTTAGGAAAAATATTCTATGATGGAGCTAATATTGAAGTTGAATATATGAATAGCGTTGCATTTAATGCAACTGTTGTAAATAACCCAAGAATAGTAAAAGATGAAGAAGGTGATTTTTATGTTACATTTAATGCTGTTAATAGCAGCACACAGAAGCGCGAAAAAGTAGTAGTATTTAAATTTAATCCAGAAAATCCAAATACTTTGATTTGGAGTAAATCATTTACACCTTCTCTGGCATACAATTCTATTGAACACGCAAATATCAAGACAGATATTTTTGGTAATATTGCATTAGTTACATCTATAAACTATGGAGTTGTAGATAAACAGATTGTAGTGACTACAATTAAATACGATGGTACAATTTTATATCAATCTACAATTAAAACTCCAAATTTTGCAGGATTAATTGCAAAGACGCATTCTGTAGATAATTCTGGCGATATTATAATTACGTCAGAAAAAGAAATATCTAGGGAATTAGCATACTATGAATTTAATGATACAGCAAATATTGCTACACCTACAGACTCATCAAAGAGAAGTTTGGGGGTCACATCTTGGTTTAATTCCTCTAATGTAGAGTATGATTCTGCCTTCTTTAAGTTTGGAGGTAAATCAGCAAAAACCACATCTCAGAATTCACTTTCTCTGGCAGATATCAACACAGCAGAAATTAAAGAATGGACAGTTGAGGGATTCTTCCAAATGGAATCTGCTCGTCATGCAGTGAATCATAAACCAGAAATTATAAGTGTTGGTGTATCTGATGTAATCAAATATAAAGTCATTGTTGATGGAGATACTACTAGTGCAAATTATGGAAAAATACAGCTAATTTCTGCTAATTCTGCAGATGTCAATACTGTATTAGTCAGTTCTACTTCAACTTCTTATTGGAACACCATTGGTGTTAATAATTTCAATCTATTTACATTAGAAAAAACAAATCCTTCCTTAGGTAATTACGTTTATAGGATATATTTTAATGGTTCAAAAGTTGTAGAATATACAACTACAAATAGTGTAAATTTAAATGATGTTAGATTCCGTGGTCCTACAACCCCAACATCTACGAATTCATGGATTGGTAGAGCAGATGACTTAGTTGTTGCTCCATACGCAATGTATAATGAATCTGTGGCATTTACACCAAGAACTAGTTCTTTTGTATTGTCTACACAAAAGAGTAATATTATTATTAATAAATTTGATAGACAGCACACTAAAGTTGGAACTTGGGTATTAACAAATTCTGATTTGGATATTGATACAGCAGTTATTGAAAATAACAGCAATGCACTATCGGCAACTAACTTTAGTGCAAATATAGCTTCATATGACCTCGGTGCTGGTGGTTTACAAAGCTTAGATTATAATGATGTTGTTTCCACTGCAGTTCCTGGTGTATATTCACTTGCGAGTGAATTTGAAATTTTTGATAGTAAAACCGCAACAAGTCCATCACCACTAGGTAAAAAATTAAAGTTCACACCAACAGTTATTGCAAAATTCTATATTAAAGATTCTACTGTATCTAAAATTGATAATGTTAGAGAGTTAACTTTAAACCAAAATGCAATATTCACAAAAGGTTCTGTATTACAGCAGTATTCTATTGTTAGTGGTCAGAAGGTAGTATCGGTATTTGGAACAATTGTTGATGCTCCTACTATTAATGATGAGAATCAAGTCACTTATCGTGTTGGTAAAGTATTTCCTGCAGGATCAACATTTGATACAGTTAGCACCACAAAATACTTAAGATCTACAGAAAACGATATTAATGAGATGCCAGCAACATTTACTGTTGCTAGAACTGAAGAATTATGGTCATCTTCTGCTGTATATGCTGTAGGCAATCGAGTATTTAATGATGGCAAAGTTTATGAGGCACAAAGTGCAGGAACTGGTGGAACTATTCCACCAACACATACAACAGGAACAATATCTGACGGTGTTGTTACATGGGCATTTGTTGAAACTGCAAATTATTTTGATATTGATTTGAATGATTTTACTTATCCAGAAGGAGAAGCTACAACATATGCAGATTATTCTAGATTTAAGCCATATTCTGAAGGAGTTTATATTGTTCAAATATTAACAGTATATTCTGGTTCTAATTTTATTCCAAATGATATTGTAAGTATTGGTAATACAATTACTGTAAATTATGCACCAAATAATGATACCGAAAAAGTAATACGAGTAAGTGGATTAGATAAAGTAAAGAGTATTTCTGTTCGCGTTCTCTTAGAGAAAGATGTAAAAGTTGTTGACTCGGAAAGAACCGATCTTCTTTATATTTCTACAAATAGCCGCCACAACTATGAGAAAAATGACATTCTATTTGTAGAAGGATTCTCCACTGCTCAATTTAATGGATCCTTCTTTGTCGAAGAAGTATTTTCTAGTAGAGATTTTACATTTAAACTAAGATCTGTAGCATCTCAAGATCCTAATTATGTTCAGGGTGTGATTAGTAGTGTGAACTTCTATACTAAGCATCCCAAGCTTCTTTTTGTTAAAGGTCATCAGTATGTGTTCGATTTGAGTGATTCTTCAAATTTTGGATTCTATTTATCATTCTCTCAAGATAACCAATATAAGCTAGAATATTCATTCAATAATATTATTAGAAGTGGTATTCCTGGAGTTAGTTCTTCTGGAAATGAACCATTTGTAAGATTTATCGTCGCTGGTGAAGTTACTAATATTTCTTACTACTTCGACCCATCTAGAACAGAGGAGAATTCTCCTATTGGTGTAAATTCGTTTATTGACGTTATTGATACCCCATATGCAGGAACATTTAGAATTACTGAAGTTCCTTCTGTATTCTCATTCAGATTCTTACTAGAAAACGAACCAGAATTCAGTAGTGCTATAGTTCAAGATGACTCAGAAGGAAATCCTATTACAAAGTATTCCACCACTTCACCAAGAGCTATTGGTCCTATCAATTCAATCAAATTGATTAATGGTGGTGGATTCTATCAAAAATTACCTATCGTTTCCGATATTGCATCATTTAGACAAATCGAAAAAGTAGTTATAGTAAGTGGCGGATCCGAATATGCTCCAGGGGTATACTATGAAGTTCCTATTCTTGGTGATGGAGAGGGAGCACTTGCAAAAATTACAGTTACTAATGATCCTATTTTAGATACTGGTGTCATAACTGAAGCCTTTGTAACTAATCCTGGAAAAGGATATACTTTTGCGTCTATTGATATCGATGGCATTCAAGGTATCTTAGGTCCAAGTTTAAGTGGTTCTGGTGCAGAGTTGAATGTAGTTATTCCAGATGAAGGAAGTGGGGCATCAGTTTTCCTAACAGGCAAAAATATTGGTAAGATTAAAAAATTAAAGAATAATGAATTTGGTTTTGGATATTCTCACGATTATACATTAAAACCAGAAATTACATTCCCAATCAATTTACAACTATTCAATACTTCAATTCTATCACAAATTAAAATTATAGATCCAGGTTCTGGCTATAGTTCAGCACCAGTTGTAGTAATTGAAGGTGGTGGTGGATCTGGAGCAGAGGCAGAGGCGATTGTTAAAAACAATAGACTATCTGAGATTTTAATTAAAAATCCAGGATCTGGATATTCTTCTGAGCCTGCAGTTACATTGAAATCTGAGTTTAACTATGTTGTTAACGTAGATTTAGGCTACCTTCAGTTTAACGTTCCTCATGGAATTGGGACTGGTTCTGAGGTTCAACTAAGAGCAGAAAATATTGGTTCTGAAGTTGGCATTTTACCACAGCCATCATCTGCTGGTTTGACTGCTCTCATTCCTGGTCAGGTATATTATGCAATTTCTGGAGATGAAAATTCATTAGAATCCGACCAATTGAAAATTGCGTTAACTTTAGCTGATGCTTTAAGCGGCAACGCAATTACATTCTTGACTCAAGGTTCGGGAAGACAGGTAATCTTAACAGAAGTATTTGGAGGTAAAGCAGAAGCTATCGTAGAAACTTCTAGATTCTTAGAAGGTGAAAGAGTATATCAAGGAGATAATATTGAAACAGCTTCAGCGTTTGGATATGTTTCAAAGAATAGTGGCTGGCAAATCGGACCTAAGATCTTAAAGATTGAAAATTATACAGGAGATTGGAAAGAAGGTGAAAAGGTAACTGGTATTATTTCTAGAGCATCTGGTGTTATTGATAACTTAAGTAATGCTAGAGGTGTATTAAATATTGATTCAATTACTACTACTCCAGGTAAGTTTATTGATGACGTTGGAAAACCATCAGAAATTGTTCAGAAAATCCAAGATTCATTCTTCTACCAGAATTTCTCCTATATTATTAAATCAAGTATTCCAATTAACAATTGGAAAACTACAGTTCTCGAAAATAATCACCCAACTGGCTTCAAGTTATTTGGTCAGCTAGAAATTTCAGGTGGTAAAGATATTTCTGGTAGAAAGGTAATCACTGATGCAGTAAAACAAGTTAATATTACAAACTATGCAAATTCTAATCAGATAACTTCATTTGCTGCAGCACAGCCAATTTATACAACATATAATAATACTGAAGTTCTTTTCAGAAAGAAGAGACTTACCTCGTCAGAAGAAATTCTGACTTCAATTGTTAAAAAAATTGATGATATTAGTTTAGATTTTGATGGAGCTAGAACTTCATTCCCAATCTATGTTGAGGGTCAGCAAGTAATTGCAAATGCTAATCAAATAATGATTACCTTGAATGGTATTATTCAAGCTCCAGGGCAAGCATTTGTAACTGATGGCGCAAATATTATTTTCACAGAGCCACCTAAGCCACCATCAAAAGTCGTATATAGAACTGCTAGATTTGATCAACTTCAGATTTATAGAATTGAATTTCAAAACATTAGCGGGATTTTCCCAGAATTGGGCGCTAGAGTTAGTGGATTAACTACTGAATCTATTGCTACTGTTATTGATAGTGGAACAACTAGCATTGATGTCGTAGAAATACAAGGGAACTTCCAAATTAATGAAATTTTATTAGCAAATGCATATGGATTCCAAGCAAATATAGTATCAGTAACACCAGTAACAAGTAGAACTATTTTAGAGACAAAAGAAACAATAACAAATACCAAAGGTGATATTGCTATTGTAGAGGAATCCAATTTAGAAAATGGTATCATTACTAATGAAATTGCTATTAGCAGAACATCAGGAACTGCTGAGTTTGAATCTGGAAAATTCAATATTAAATTAAATGATATTATCTACTCATTAAGCTCCAAGATTGCAGCTAAAGTTGTATTCATTGCTCCATATAGAGATCCTGTTACAAATGGAGTAGTAGACACTGTAGAGATTAGTTCTGGATCATCTTTCTTTGGATTAATCTTCCAGAGACTTGTTTCCACTACAAATCCAAATATTATTCTAGATGATATCTCAAAAACTGTAATTAATCCAACAAAACTATATGACTCTCAAGTATTAATAAATGATGATTTCCTAGACTTCGAAGAAGCTAGAAATATCGAAATTGTATATACTGGAGCTACTGGTGTATTTGATGAAAAAGAAACTATTAAAAATACCAAGGTAAAATATGGTTCTTTAACTGGGAATTTCTTGCAAGGGGAGACCGTAAGAAGTAATAAAATTTCATATGCAAACAAATCTGCAGGATTATTTGCATTCAATGATACTATAACAGGAATATCTTCAGGAGCTACTGCTTCTGTGATTGGTGTTAATACTTCTTTCAAGTGGATTTATACTAAGAACATATCTGGTTCATATACACAAGATGAATACATCACCAATAGTTTAATTACTAATGTTGGGGTGACAACTTCAAAAAATATTGCGCCATCATCTACTGGATCGTTTGTATTTTCTGCTGGTGCTCAATATTTAAGGTATCCATCTAGCGATAGAGTAGCATTTGGAGCATCTTCTGATTTTACTATTGAATTTTGGTATAGAACTTCTAGAAATAATTTAACCCAAACTTTAATTGACACTAGAACTAGCGGCGCTAGTGATACGGCTCTTCGTATTATATTGGATAATGCAGATTTGAAAGTATATTATTCTGGAATTTTATTAATCCAAATATCTTCTGCAGTAACTACTAATACTTGGAAGCATATTGCTTTGGTTAGAAGTTCAGGTGTATTAAAACTATACCATAATGGAACTGTAGCTGCCACAACATATACAGATACTAATAATTATTCAAATAAGCAAATTACTGTTGGTGCTGCATTTAATGGTGGAAATGGATTATATGGTCACTTAAGTAATTTACAAATCAAAAAAGGTGTTGCTGATTACAATGCAAACTTTACCCCAAACACTGGATATGATAACGATGATGATGCATTATCATTTGGTTTAGCTGCAAATAAGCCATTTATTCTTGCTGAGCATGAAGTATATGCTCAGTATAGTGGAAGAACTGCATCATCTACTACTATTAAATCAGTTAATACTCAAAATAGTATAATCTTAATCGAAGATGTTGATCTATCTAGAGATAATAATAGAATTGCTGCTTCGGTCATTGAAAAAAATATAGATTTTATTGCAGAAGAAGTTGTTGGTAGGTTAAGAAATAGATATCCTGGATTTACTTATCCTTCATATGGAAGTGGATTGGATTATTGCATCCGTGATACAAAGGAGTTTATTCTTCCTGCTATAATATCTGATATCAAGTATGGTGGTAATTTTAATAGCATAATTGCAGCTAAAGGATATATCAATAGAAACAATTCTGTTGAATATATTTCAAATGAATTATTACAATCGGTTTATGCTTGGAGAGAAACTGTTCAATTATGTGTAGAACTTCTCGAAAAAGCAGACACTGATCCTCTGGAGGGAGAGTATACAAATATCCTTAGAGTTCCTGGTATTTTAACAACTAGTATATCACAAACAATACTTGATGAAATAATTGATCTTGGAGATATTATAGTTGATCATTTAGCTCCAACTGGTCATAGATTTAGAGATGCTGGTGATTTAATTTGGCTTAATAGAGACTTCATTGCTGATGAAGTTGTTGGTTGGCTAGAAGATCGCTATACAGTAACTGTAGGAAGTGCCAATGAAGATAAGTTGATTATGCCAGGTCTTCCTGGTAAATGCGCTAGAGATATCAGAGAATATATTTTACCAGCTATAATTACAGATATAATAACAGGTGGCAATTCGGCAACCAATAATGCAATTGATTTCTATATCGATCAAGATGAGAATGTTGTGTTGGTTGAGGATGAGTTACTTGCAATGTCAGATGCGTTGGAATTTACTAAATTCTTAACTCTAAAGGCAATAAACAACTTATTGACACCGCAAGGTCAAGTATATCCTCCTGGAACTCCAGTTACATATCAAGATGATTATTATTCCGCAGTATATACTATCAAGCAGCCTTACAGAGATTCAACAATTACTAAAGATCCTAAGGGCTATGATCCATCCCGTTCAAATTATAATCTATACATCGATGCAGCTAATGCTCTAGAGAGAAATAAAAAAGTTATTGCAGAAGAAGCTGTATTAACTATGCAGAATTTCACTAAGTATCATACTTTTGAAGTTCCTGGTGGCAGAGTTAATTGCACTGATGATGTTGAGGGTATTCTAGATGCAATGATCCATGACCTTAGATTTGGTGGAAATTCTAGAACATATGAAGCAGCATCATTGTATATTGATCCTGAAGATAATGGATTGTTACATATTGAATCAGAGGCTGAAGCAACTAAGCAGGTATTCAAACTAGTTCGTGATATTGCTGCAGTAGCTATAAGAAATGGATTTGGTAGAGATAACATCAGAGGAAATGAAAATGAGCCTGTAGAAACTTACATGCGCAATGCAGTATCTGATAGTCATCTCGATGCAGCAGGAATTATTGAAAAGAATATTAATTTTATTGCAAATGAAGCTGTATATCTAGGAACTCAACAATATCCAGCATTGGTAATTCCTGGTGGAAGTCAAAATTGTATTGATGATGTTAAAGATGTTCTTAAAGCATTGGTATTTAATCTTCAGTATGGTGGAAATAATTGGGTATTCTATGCTGCAAATGAATATGTAAATTCTTCAAATAATTTACAACATATTACATCACAAGCAGCAGAATCTGTTTGGATTTTCAATAAAGCTCGTGACTTAGCTATTAGTGTAATGAGAAATACAACTATTAGCGTTCAGGGAACACATGGTATAACACAAACATTCTATTCTCCCGTTCCTACCCTAGATATTCAAAATCCAACTTGTCAGGCTGTAGCATCTTCAATTACAAGCTTAATATCTGTAATTACGGATACTATTAATAATCCTATTTCAATCACTAATGGAACTATACCATTTACTCTTCCAACTATCTGGCCAGTTCAGTATTCATCTGGAAGTGTAGAGAGAGATGTAACTGTTACATATGACACATCTGCTCCATCTTGGGGTCAAGTTTGTGCGGATGTAATTAGTGCAGTATTTACACTTTCTGATATTTTAATTGAAACCGTAGAAAATGCAGAAAATAATGTAAACTATCTCACATCTATCACAAAAACTTTACCATATTCTGGCAATACAGAGTATCAAGAATATACTTGCGATAATGTAAGATCTGCAATTAGTATCTTATTTGATACTATGATTGAGGCATTAGTTCCTGCAGGAAGAACTGAAAAGAATGCATCACGCCTAATTCATAATAATGATCGTTACATTGGAGAAGAATCATACGCTCAAGTTTTATTAAATAATCCATCTTATAATGGAACCGTTGATTTTGCAGATGAGATTATTAAGTCAATACGTCATGATTTAGTTACTGGGGGTAATGCTAATGTAATTAAGCACATCAATAGTTGGTTTGATGGTGAAGGTAATTTCATTGCATTCTCAAATATTAATAGAACTAGATTATTATCACATTTAGATAATATTAGAACTCTATCGATAAATGCATGTAATCAAACACTAACTAATCCATCTCCAATAGCATTTGAGCCTTCTTGGGTATTCCCAGATGATTTTGATA